CGCGTTTGCTGTACTGCTCACGGCATTTGGTGCCGCGGTCGTGGTTGTGGTCGTGGTGTACTTACTTGTGTCAGGATCTGGAACGACTCGCTGTAAGTCGAGTGTCATCGTGTGGTTGACTCCGTAAGCGTGTTTGCAGTTCGTTACGGTGAACTTATCGTGAATATCTACCGTATTATCATCGATAATGATGATTCTGCCGCTTCGTACTGTATCATCTCCGAGAAGCGTCACATTGAGCTTTTCGCCGACTTTGTTTAAGTCCTGTATTGTTTTCTTGGCAATTTGGGCGGTCTGTGCTTGCTTTTTGTCGTCGACTTTTACAATCTTACGAATTAAGCCGTACTTCTTTACGCTCTCATCGTCTTGGATTGTAGACTTTACGGAAGCGGCTTTTTCCTTACTAGAGATAGCCACGATACTGTTCCGCATTTCTTCCATACTTAAGTCTCTGGAATAATTGCTAATAGGGTCGGTGATAACGTCCTTCAAGACCAATTCTTTATAGTCCTCTACGTGAATTTTGCCGTCCCTGTATTCTAAGCGGTACTTGTTCCCCGTCTCGTCTGTTGCTTGCTTAATGATATCCTGTATGACTTCGCTCACGGGTTGCCCTTGATAGACCTTTTTAATACTAGTCTTGATGTCTGCCACATTGCCGAGCGGTACATCATTCTCACTGCATACTTTTTTAATTGCTTCTGTACCGCTTATGCCATTGAACTGGATTTCGATTTCCGACTTATTGAGATAGAAACAGTAGTCAAAGCATGTATAACTGTACTTACTCGCTCCGCTCTGCTTCTCACTTACGACGATACCTTGGAACACGGGAACTTCTTCCGGTTCTTCATTGAGTGTCATTGTCGCACTCTTGCGGTTATTGCTCTTCTGATTACTGAACTCAATCTTGCCGCCAATCTTGAGCCGTTGCCCGCTCATGTTTACGTCGAAAGGGTTATCAACTAGGTCAAAACTGAACTCTTGTCCGAGTGTGTCGATACTGTCGGAGCGTTGGTAATTATTTGTATACGCCGTAATCTCACGGGTTTCGGTCGTGTCCTTACCGTCCTTATCCTTTTCAACGTTGGTGTATTGCAACTTCATTAGTGCATTACCCCCGTTTCCTTATTCTCGCCGCCTGTCGTCGACTGCGTTTGCGTTGAAGTATTGGTATATACGTACTCTTCAATGCTGATTGTCGCTTTTATATCTCCGACTTTATCGAGCGAGTGGGAAAGGTCATTTATCACGCACGGCATGTTTAATATCTCGTTCCCGTCGGATTGTATAATGCATATCCGCACAACCGCTTTCATGGCTCTTTGAGACTTGAAAAATTGTAAGCACGCTTGCCCGTCTGTGCCGTTGCCGCGAATGAAGGAATATGACTTATTGACGGGTAGTAGAATGTTATCGAGTGTCAGCGACCTAAGCCCCGCGGGCCCGATGAGTTTAATATCCCCGCGTAAGCCGTTGAATGTTTCATTGTTCTGCGGCTCGTTTATCGTCGGCAACGGATTCGGAATAACAGGTAGCGTAATATATTCATTAGTAAGCTCCGAATGAAATACGATATCTGTAGACGGCTTACGTTCGGCATAGTCCAGTATCTTTCCGACCAGTCCATGACTAAGCTTGTCAGCGTACTGCGTTGCTCTGCTTATTGCCGTATGTTCAAGCTCCGCTTTCTTCGCCTGTAAGCGTTGAGTCATTATCTTTCTTGCATTGTCTGTAAAATTCATCGTCTCACCGCCTACATGTTATTCATGGCAAGCATTATTTTTTCTGTTATATGCTTGCCGCACTCGTTCATGAATGCTTCGTTGCCGATAACGTTGCCTTGTATCGTCATGTTAACGGTCACGCCGCCGTTACCGTTCGCAAGCTGCTTCAGGCTCTCATCGTGCGGAATGATTTGCGATCCGTTTGGCAAATTAATAATCTCGCCGCGTTGGTTTTCATTAACATACGTCAAGCCGCCTTGCCAGTATTCTGTACCCGTCGCATTCCCGTCACTGACTAACTTACCAACTGTACCGTTGATAATTGCACTGCCAGTATCGCGTATTCCCTGTATCGCGTCAGCCGCCCATTGTAATTTGTCTTGAACCCAATTCAGCACACCTTCAGCAACATTGCGAATGATATCGAAGTACCCCGTAAATATCTGTACAAGCCCCGAGAACGCCAAGTCCCAGTTGCCAGTGAATACCCCCGTTAAGAAGTCCGTAATCCCGTTGAATATTTGTTTAACGTCATCGAGGATAGGGCTAAGCGTTGTAATTATATTCTCATACAAGTCCGAGATTAAAGCGGATACGCGGTCAATAAAGCCAGTAACGGTGCTTACTATGCCGTCCCATGTTTCAGATATAAATTCAGATACCGCCGTCCATACTTCTATTGCGACTTCTTTTATCTCTTCCCAATGGGTTACGAGTAGATATATCCCGGCTACTACTGCCATAATAGCGATTAGTATAGGGTTCGCCGACAGCACGGCCACAATAACGCGTACAACCTTGATTACACTCATTAAGCCGCCCGTAATACCCTTGATTAACGGCATGATTTTGCTTATGCCATTGAACGCCACAAAGCCGCCCGCAACCGCCTTAAGAACGGGAACGAGGAAACCGAGGTTATCAGCACACCATCGTATCACCTTGCCGAGCGATGATATAACAAACTTTACTTCGTTCATCGCACTGGATAAGCCTTCTTGTATGCTGTCTTTGTTTTCGTTAATGACTTCGGCTATCCACGTAAACGCACCGCTGAACAATCCGAAAACGTCCTGTATAACAGGTGCAATAATCGGCATGATTGTACTTGCCATGTCGATAAACGCCTTCTGCATGGGCAACAAGCCTTTACCGATGGTTGCCATGAGTGCCGCCTGTTGGTTCTTCATTCGCTTCAGTTGCCCGTCAGGCGTATTCGCTAATATCTCATTTTGTTTGCTAAATGTACCGTTTACGACTTCATTGATAGTCGCAAGGCGTTCCGCTTCCGTGCCGTTTTTGATGATTAATTTCTGTGCTTCGGTAAGCGGTATTTTCATCTTGGTAAGGCCTGCAACGTCACCGTTAAAGGCTCGCCCTATCGCTTGTGACGCAAGTTGAGCGTCCTCTGCCGTGGCGTTGATACCGAACTTGCCAGCGACTAAGTTCGTCAGGGCTTCCGACAAGTCATTGACTTTATCGACGGGTACATTCCATTTATTTAATTCCGTATATCCCGCTCGTATCGTTCCCGCCGAGATGACTCCGACCTTCCCCCATTGTGCCGCGTAGTCGTTCAACTGCTTTTGAGCTGCGTCAATGGAAGCGGCCGACTTGTCGTACAAACTGTTGTTATTGGCGATACTGTTACGGAGTACCGTCTGTGATAACTCTGCCGCCTTCGCTACATCTAACGCCTTCTTGCCGTATTCGACAATCGCACCGACACCCGCAAACGCTCCGAGTCCTGTCATCGCAAGCCCCATTTTGCCGATACTGCCCGCAATGCCGAGGAATTTGTTATTAATTCCGTTGCCGAAGTTGTTCAATCGGTTACGCATTGCCGTCAACTTTCGTTCTGTGTCTTTAGTCGTGTTGCCGACTTGCCGCATAGGTGCGGTAAACCTGTCTTTCAAAGACAAAAGGACGTTAATACTCTTTGCCATGCATACTCCTTTCTATATCTTCAACATCGAGTTCAAAACAAGCGATATAAAACGCCTTTTCCGTTGCTGTTAAGCCGAGCAATGAAGATATGTTGTGACCCTTTCGGATATAGTAACGGAACATCGATAACTCTCTGTCCCGTTTTATTACTTTTTTAATTCTTCCACCGGATTATTAATCCCGTACATGGATAGAATCGCTTCGCCTATTGTCGTAATGTCTTCTACGCTATCGTTCAAGACCTTGTACACAACGTCGGTGGGTTCGGCACATTCGTACTTAGCTTGTAATTCCTTATTTTTAAACAGCGGCACGCAATTATAGATAAGCTGTACCATAGAATCCATGACCGCCGAAAGTGTCATGTCATCTTGCTTTATATCGTCCATGAGTCTAAGAACAGTCGGAAGCGGTTGTTTTACGATTGTAATCTCACCGCCTAAGCCTTTTACGTATACCTCTTTAGACTGAAAGCCTTCAGTCATCTTACGGCTTAGCAGGTCTTCAAGTTTGATTTTCTTCAATTTGGATCACCTCATAAAAGAAGCGGACGGGGTTGCCCCCGCCCTACTTAATTACAGAATATAGTCAAGATAGTTGTAATCCGCGAATTTAAACGGATAGCTTTCTTCCTGTACTTTTTTATTCTCAAAAGAATGTGCCAATTCATCAAGCGTTACGCCTGTAAGTTCAATACGTTCCGCTCCGTTCACGTCAGGGTCGGTAATCTTCGATACAATCTTGATATCAGGAACAGACCCGTTTTTGATTTTGCCCGCTATCTTTTGAGCGACGCGGCTATCAATCTTGTGAAGGACGATTGTCCCAGCACCTTCGAACCCAACCAATCGCTGATGAACTCCCATTTCTCCGTTAATGTCTACCGCTTCATACTTGAGCGATATCTTTGCTTCAAAGCTCTTAACATTCGCGTATAATTCGCCGTCAATCCATACTTTACCAAACTGGCCACGCAAGATTTGATTATGGATTTCTTTATTGTTCGCCATGATTTACCCCCTACTCCATTGTGATTTGGAAGCTAAGGTCTTCCATTGCGTCAAGAATTTTAATCTTGGCTGCCAAAAATACGGTAGATTTAAAGCTCATCTTCTTGACCTTGTCTTCGTCCCAGTCTTCCGCTTCTGTCTTGCCAACAGACAGCCATGCGTCCCGTTGATTTTCTACGTCTACAAATGCATGATTGTCGTATTCAGGGTCGAGAACCTCACCGTTTACGACTTTCGTCAACGACTTGAAATACGAGTTAACCGCCGAGATGAACAAGTACTGATTATCGAGATGGTTCTTGTACTTGCCTACGTAGTATTCTTTGAATGTGGTGTAAAGGTCTTCAAGCATTAAGTCCATCGACTCAACAATGATGATTTTCCGCATGTCTTCCGTATCCGTCGAAGTGAAGCTTGTGAGCGTATTCACGCCACGACCTACACGAACCACGTTATCTTCATCGTCATTGATGAGAAGAAGCCACCCTTCATCAGTCCACTTATTAGCGTCCTTTTCATTCGTAATAAACGAATTGTCTACATAGTCCAAATCTTCCAACTCGTAATATGTAATACTGCGATTCATGGGAAGGTTGGCGAGAATCGACACGATACGCGGCAAGTAGTCCGTCATTTTTACATTGGTCTTGCTGTCAGTGTCTGCTTCATGTACGTACTGCCCCTTCATATTAACGACGTGCTTGTCATCGGCTACCGTCACATTAGCGACTAAGCACTTGACTTTTCTGCCCTTGCTAATGACGTTACGGCTCTTAGTGTACGAAACTAGATCCGTTTGCCATTCTGCGACCGTTGTGCAAGCCCAGTTGTACTTAATTCTGTCGATGACTTGCTTAATATCGGCGAATGCCGTCGTTTTACTGGGAACGTGCAGCACTACGATTTTATTCACGTTCACGTAAAAGCACCGCTTCAAGAGTTTAATCGTATCCGCGTTATACTTCTTATCCGTAACATCGGCTTCAAATTTAAAAATGTCATAGCCGATTTCAGTTTGTTTGTCATCTTTTAAGATGATTAAAGCCGTTCCACGTTCAGAACGCTTTACGGCTGATACTGCTTTTTGCAAAAAGACAATATCGATATTAGGTAATCCGATTGCCATGTTTTACCCCTTTCATAATTAAAAAATACCCGTATATGACGGGTTTTAGTGGTCTTGCTGTCCGTTAACTTCGAGTTCTTCCATGTATTCGCCTTCAGGTTCGGGTCTGCGTTGCCATACGTCAACATTGAAGTTGACTATATAGGTCATATCGCCTTTATTAATCGTTTCAATGATATCGTCAGGCGTAAGGCTGTAGCCGTCCGTAATTGGCACGGGTGCCGCCAGTAATTCGCGTATCTTCTCCCGTGCTTCGAGTAGCCGAAGGTATCCGACTTCCCGTTTCTCATTGAAGTAGTATATGTACATATTCAATGAGTCGCCGCGGATTTCTTGCCCTATATCTTCATTGCGGAAGTCGACAATCTCAATGAAGAAGGAAGGACGCTCAAAGCCTTCTGATATATCCCTGTCGTTCACGTCGCACCCCAATAAACCGCGGCACTGCACCGTAAACGCCTTTATAATGTCTACTGCTGTTATCATTAGCCGAGTCCTTTCTCATTCAACATCTTGTCTATAAATTCTTCCGCAAGTTCGTAATATTCAGGCGGGAAGGAATTGCGGGCCTTACCCATTATGTTCTTCCCCCGCACGAACGCTTCCCCAGTATTTCCTACGATTAGCTTCGGCTTGCCTTGTGCTTTATGCCCTAGCATTACGTGACCATGTTCGACAAGCCATGCGTGCGGTGCGGTGTTTTTTACACGTACTTGCCACTCATCTTTTCCGTACTTGTAAGCCCTATCACGCTTTAGACCCTTGATAAGGTTCTTTGTTCCCGTTTTCGTTTCCTTTTTGTAAGCTGTTCTTGCTCTTGCTTTGAGTTTGTTCCCTGCTCGTTGCAAGAAGTTTTTAGTATCCTTCGGGAATTGATTCGCCGCGAGGTCTAAAAGGTCATGCGATAATTCGCTAAGTCCTTCGTACTGTACGTCGATACTCATATTACGACCTCTGTGAAGATTTCGAGCCGTTCATGATTTAAGTACGGGTCCATGATGTAGAGTATGTTGTACCGCTTCCCGTCGATGATTAGCCACATGTCAGGCGTAATATCATCGCGATAACGGCATACTATCTTATGAGTTGTCTTGGAAAGCGTCGTATCCGCGGCACGTCCGTTGAGTAGGCTCCCTGTTTGCGGCAGCACTCCGCACCACACACGACCGATGACTGTATCTTCTATAGGATACTGCCCTAATTCGTTCATCGTCGCACTCTTACGATTAGCATGGATTTCCGCTTCATGCTGTAACAGGCTACTCAATCTACCCTTGCGATACATGATTACACCCCTCTATCAGGTTCATCGAGTACTTATCAAGAATAGCTTGAGTGGTTGGATTTACTGCCGCATTTTCTATTGCTGTATACGTGCGGTTGTCGTAGAACTCCGCACACAACGCTAATACCGCAAGCGTCATATCCTCATACTCGTCAAGAGCCTGTTCCGTGAGTCCTGTATACGAAGAACAATAGGCGATCGCCCCGCGTAACGTCATATCAAGAATATTCGAAGTCGACGGCGATACGTCAGCACGTATGAAACTTGCGACTGTATCCCTGTTTAATTCGCTTACCTTCATACATGTCACCGCCTTTCATTGAAGCGGGGCATTGTCGCCCCGCCCAACCTGTTATCATTACGCCATTTTAAGGACTGCAATGCGTTGCTGGTCAACAATTTTGCCGTCAACTTCAACGTATCCAGCTACGCCAACCGCGTACTGCGTTGCAAAACGTTCTTGCAAGATTGTAATTTCTGCACTGTCACCGCTGATTTTTGTTGCGTAGCCCATGAGGTCAGCGAATACAACTGCCGCTTTTTTCGTGGCTACGTCAGGCATGTTGTCCGATTCGAATACGGGACGGCCTAAGAGCGTATAGCCAAATGCCCCCGTAATGTCTTTATTGAGCAAGTACTGTCCTTGACCGTCTTTCAACTTCGCACACGCCGCGAACGTCTTCGGACTCATAATAAAGCAACCGTTTCCGCGGTACTGTTGCGGTACTTTAAGTTGCAAATCGATGAGGTCATCAGCGGTAACTGCTGTTGCACCCGCAGCCGTTACGACCTGTTTGCCGTTCAAAAGACCTTCAATCTTGGTTGTGCCGTTAATCATTTCGCCTTCCAAGAATTGAACAATAGAGTCAGCAACTTTCGTCACTACATAATTCACGATATCGAAGCCAGCGTTGTTGATTAAGGATTTAGAAACCTTCACCAAAACGCCCGCGATATTGCCTTTAAGCGTTACCGCCTTGAATTTGCCGCTCGTAGATTCCAATTCTTGGAACTCCGCAACGTAATTGCAAGTTGTTTTAGTTACCGATTCGTCATCAACGACAAAGACCAAATCGCCTTTTACGTCGTAAAAATCAGAATTCTGGATAATCGGGGCAATGTTCTTGACCGTCTTGATGATTCTTGCCGCGATTGTAGCCGGCACAACAACCCCGTTATCCCCCTTGCCAAGGTTCACGTCCGAACGTGTTTCAACGTCATTAAAGGACGTTGCACCCGTCCGTAAGAAGTTTGCAAACGCACGTTCTTCAGCCTGTTCTTTCGCTTTTCCCGTTACTTCGGTTTTTTTATCTTCAGGCGTGTTCATCATCGAGCGTTCTTCCTTAGCGAGTTCCAAAGTCTTGTCGATATTGGCAACTTCAGCCCGCAATTCTTCAAATTTCTTTGTTTCTTCTTCGTTTAACGCTCTGGTTTCGGTGTCAGCGACCTTTACCAACTCGTCCATTTGGGCAACTAAATCATTACGTTTTTCAATTAATTTCTTGAAATTCATGTGCTTTTTCTCCTTTGAATAATAAAAAACGGTTGCAATGGCAACCGCTACTTCTTGAGTTTTTCAATTACTTCGTGAAAGGCTTCGTTTTTCGTCTTGTCGTCTTGGCGTTCTTCAATATCGTACTGAACGACCCCCGTTGCCGAGTCGTTCGCACGGCATTCCGTTAATTCTTCGCCGTCGTCGGCTCTGACTGCGATAGAAGTTGCGATATAAGCGGGATTAACGCTTAATATACTGACTTCACTCACGTCGATAGCCTTGAGCGTTCGGATTTCCGGCTCGTTGTCTGCCTTCGTCCATTCGTCTTCGAGCTTGCGGAATCCAAACGACCACCCTTTCAGCTGTCGTTCTTCAGCCAGCTTAACGACTTCTGTATCCGTGACCGTCGCTTTTGCATATAACCCGATGTTGTCTTCGCGAAGTTCGAGCGACCCGTCTTTCTGGTCGCCGAGTTTTCTCCCGTGATTAAAGCGTAATTCTACATTGTCATTTCGTTGTAATGCGGAATTAAACGCTCCCGTTGCGACTCTTTCGAGGAATTGCCCGCGAACGTCCTTAATCGGCTTGCTTAATCGTTCCGTTACGTTTACGTAGCCTTCAATATTAACCGCTCCGTTGCGTACTTCAATCTTCATTGTTATCACCCCCTTTCTGCGGCTTTAAATCGTTCAAGTCGCTTAATATACCCGTATTCGGCGTGTATACTTTCTTATCTTTGGGGTAGTAGAATACGTTGGCAAGGTTCATGCTTACGAAATCAATGCCCATAGGCGATAAGTCTTCACGCTGTCGAATCTCATCGGCACTAATCCAGTTACTATCAAGAGCCGTCTTGTAAGCGTTAAATCTGGTCAGCATGTCCGCTTTTTGCAAATCGTTCATGTCAAGGCTGAAGTAATACGTGCCTTTTTCGTCTTCCAACAGCAACGCCCTGTTTATTGACTCCGTAAAGCAGTTAACAATCGGCATGACGGTTGTCTTGATAAAGATATTAAACGCCTTCTCATTCGTGAATGTATCGGCGGTAAAGCCGAAGAGCTTGTACACCAAGTCCGCATTGGTCTGTTTCGACTCGTTCAATTGATTTTCTACCGCGGTGCTGTCCGCTGATTCGAACGTAATGCCCTTATTCAAGACGATAACGTCGCTCTGTCCGAGTTTCGATGTCATATACCGCCATGCCCGTTTCAACGCTTCAAGAGCCTTGACGGTTAGCCGTCCTTCTGACTTCAAAAAGCCTTTTCGGACTCCCTTGCTGATGACTCCGTTCTCATAGACCAGTGCATTATACATGCTTGATATCTGCATACTATTATCATCGAGCAGTCCGCGACCTCGTACTCCGTCGGTTGAGTTTCTGACAGCCCGCACAAGGTTGAAGTCGTCGTATCTCTGTCCGTCAATTAAGTACGATACTTGCCGATTGATGAGCCTTCCATTATCGATAACCGCCACTCTGTAATTCGGAACATACTGCAAGGACTCCGCTTTGTTGCCATTCTTTCCGATATAGCAATAGCAAGAGCCTTCCATGATTAAATCATTCAACATGGATTGCTTTGTTTCGAACGCTCCGAGTACGGCGTTCGTTTCTACATTCAGCAGCTTGATTCTAGGGTCGTCGGATACTTCGGTGATCTGCTTTCCTTCTCGCTTGTACAACTTGACGGGAATGCCCGCGATTATCCCGCTAATAAGGAACAAGGCACTCGCCACGGCGGGAACGGATAAAGCTTGTTGCCGTGTTACTCTCGTGTTTTGGTCATATGACGGTAAGCTAAGGTCGATATCTTCAGCCGTATCAATAAATGCATTATCTTCAGACCTTTGTTCTACTCCGAAGAGGTTTTTTACTATATTCAAAGGATTTCACCCCCTTTCTATATCTGCACTACCCAATCTAGGGTATTATTCAGCATGTAATTCTGATGAAGTAGGTACATAGCGTTAATACCCGCCACGACCATGTCCACTTTGCCGCGTGATTTCTTCTTGTTCACGTACCTGTTCATGTTCGTATCGTATACGCAACGGGAATTTTCAAAGTTAATTTCAAGCAGTTTATTATGTTTATCGTATTCAAGGTTGCCTTCGGCGATTAGTTCAGCAAGCCACTTTGTGGCGGGGTGCAACACGCTTGAGTGCTGTTTTATCTCCACCAATGTATATCCCGCTTCTTCTAACTTCTGTGCCGTTGACAAGGCGTTGTATCTATCGTACCCGATTCCCATAACCGTCACTCCGTACTTGGCTTCAATCTCCAGAATGTAGCGTTCTATTGCTCCGTAGTCTACGGTACGGTTGCCACACGGGATACAGAACCCCGCATTAATGAAGTCGCGATACGGAATGCGTTCAAGCTTTGATTTCTCGTCCGTTCTGTCTTCAGGTATGAAGGCGACTGCGTCCATGTAGGCTTTGCCTTCATCTTCATCGTAAGCGACCATAGCAACGGCACAATTGTCGGTAGTCATTGCGAGGTCCACCCCCAAGAACACTTCACGCCCTTGCCATTCAATCCCGTCGACCGTTCCTTTTTGAAGGTCAGCAATATTCACATAGGACTCTGACCCAGCTCCGCTGTAAATAATATTACAGTGCTTCGTGATGAAGTTTTCCCGCTTGCTTTCAATCTCAATCGCTACTTGCCGCTTCGCCTTTAAATCTTCCATGATTTCAGGTACTTCTAATGCTAACGGGTTCGCCTGTTCCAGCACTTCATCGTTCGTCGCCCAGCCTTTGGTATCGTCAGGCTCATAGAGTAAGGCAAAAACCTTATCGTCATCAACTGCACCATTCAATACACGCTTAGCATAATCAACTTCGTCTTCAAACGGGTTATTAAGAGTTGGATACTTGGTTGAAATAATAAAGCCGAGCTTATTTAGTATCGTTAACTGACCGCTTCGCATGGCTTCAATCGCGTATGTGTTCGGTAACGCTCCCGTTTCGTCCACCAAGAACACGCTAGGAAGTTTGCCGTCTAACCGTCCAGTTGAATAATTGAGCGGTGTGTATCGGTTCTCCGTAATATTACAGTGAATATAATCCCGAAGTATCTTGAACTTTTCCTTGCCGTTCATCTTGCCGAGCATAGCCGGGCTACTACGCAATATTTCTTCTATGGCTGTCTTGATTTCTCGCGACAAACTGCCGTCAGGTGCAACGGAATAGAACTTTGAGAACTTCGGTTCGATAAAAAAGAGCAAAATAAAAAGAACGGCGATAATGAAGGTCTTACCGTTCTTTCGGCAAATCTCCAGTATGGCGTTCTCGTATCTTCTCTTTTCCGTGTTTTCTCTTTCAACTGTACATAAGATTGCAATAATAAAAAACCATTGAAAGCCAGCCAATGAATCATGCACCGTGCTGTTAGCCTTTAAGCCCTTCGGCATTATCATTAGCTTGAGCAATTCGCCAATCGTGCGTACTTTGTTCTCGTCGATTTTATACGTCTTATCCTTGTCGTTCGCAATCTTCAAAAACTCTTTCACTTGAGTCTTTACGTACTTCGGTGCGTTGATTGTTCCCTCCGCAACGTTCATGGCGTATATGTACGCCGGGTGTTTCTTATTCATTCGCTTCGCCCTTTAGTACATTCATTAGCGGATCTGTTTCCTCTTTCTTTTTATTCGCAATCAACGCTCCCATTTTTGCCCTACTCTGTGGCGATAAGCACAACGCGTCGCATAACTTCAGGTACGTCCGTGTGAGTCGCTCCATGTTCTGTGTGAACATACCGTCAAGAGCAAGCGACGGATTATCCGCAACCGTCTTATTCGAGTTATTCAGCATGTCAATAACAACACTCGCCTGTGTAATCGTCACTGTGTCGAGCGTACTCAATACATTCGCTTTGCGTAGCACTTCCGTAATGAAGTTAAAGACTTCAAGCTGTGCTTCATTCAGATAAGACGGTGCGACGATTTCCGCATTATCCGTAAATGCGTTTTCTACCACAAGCCGTGTTGCTTTTTCTTCTTTGGTTAAATGTTTCTTCGTTACTTTAGCACTCGTTGCCCGTGGCATTTTCTTCACCGTCCTTTTTGCGTGCGTGAGACCCTAGGGAAAATTGTATAAAATGAGGTGAGCAGTACGGTCTTGGGCTTTTCCCTCTTTTTTCTTTTCTATCCCTAGGGGGGATACCGCCAGTGCCTTCAGGGCACCGGGACTATACTCCCCGTGGTCTGCTCTGTAGTGGTGCCGCTTACATAGTGTTATAAGGTTGCTTAATGTTGTGCGCTTGTTCCATGCTTTATGCAACGGCTCTATGTGGTGAACGTCTAGCGTCTGCCCTACACTTATATATCCGTCTTCTTCTAGGCATAGCCTGCATAAATGCTTATCCCTCTCCAAGGCTTCGGCTCTTGCTCGTTGCCATTCCTTACTGCTTCTGAACTTTCGTTCCTTCCTTCGGCTGTCCGATTCATTCCCTCGTTCCCTTCTGTAATCTCGCTTAGGTCTGTTCGGACAATCCCCCGTATGTATTCCCCCACAGTAGGGGCATGCCCTTAGCACGGGGTCACTCCCAAGCCTAACCACATTACCCAGTTACTTATTGGAATTGTCTCAATGTTTTCCAGTGTTAAGTTTAATCCTTCTTGTACTCGCCTAAAGTGTCTATGTGCCGTGTGCTTTAAGTAATAGAACATATATTCAGGATTAAAGCCATCAATGAATTGTATCGCCGCGTAATGTGTCATAACCTCACCACTTGATGTCAGCATACCGATTTGCCCCCGAGTCGCTGACATCTGTATTATTATCGTTCCCGAGGGATATACTTTTTTTGCTTTCGCTCTTTCTATTTCGGCTATATCATTAAGTGTTGCCGTGTGCAGTTTTACGTACGGCTTTACGTTCTTCTCATAATCTATGTTTTCTTGAATCCCTTCATGTGTCATTTCGCCGCCGGGAACATATCGAACGCTTTCCGGATCATCTTCTATATGGTCGATACCCTCGCCGACCCATTTCCGCACATTAAATTCTTGCGTTACAAGGTCGTTCCTTGGCATTACGTTGATTGATGAGAAGGTCATGCAGTCATCTTGTGCGTTCTGTACAAAGTATATATTTTTGATTTCTCGCTCCAAACAATCACCATGAACAACAATGCAGTTCATTCCCCTTAGTGCGAGATTATGAAGAAGGTACGGGATTGCGTTGTCTGCCATTTCTTCGCAGTAGTAGAAGAAGTCATGCGGGCGATACTTGAATATCGTTGTCTGTAGGCAGTCATCCCACCACCGCCGAATTATAAGCGACCCCGTTCCCGCTGTTGGGTCTATTGCTGAATAGTCGCACCGTCTCATATTTTCGGCGTTGTTTCTCGTGATTAGTGCCGTCAGTATCGCGATTGATTCGGGCGTATAATCTTGCTTGTTTGCCTTGCGTTCAGCTGCGTATTCTTCGAAGTATCCTTTGAAGCTGTCTTCTCCGACGTTCTTCCCCCAATCCGTTTGAACAATAGACCGATAAAAATCTTCCCGCTTTTCTCTGTCGAATAGGATTGAACGCAACCACGCTTCAAACTCACTATGTTGCTTTACTCCCGCGAACGAATATAAGTCTTCTTTTATGCTCATGCTTTTCCGTTGCCGCCGTATCTGGAAGTATTCATAATATGAGTGGCTGCGACATAGTCCTTGCACCGCCCTGTGCCGCCTATCTTGATTCTATTAGCAGAGCATATCCCGTTATGATTATTTAGGCAGTCAGCATTGTAACAACGGACTTGCGTCTTTTTCTCTATCATGAATACTCCTTACACGGCAAAGGGCGACCCGTTAGGCCGCCCCGTCTGTAAATAAAACTACTACAATAATAATGTGGCATTGTGCTTACGCACTTCTTACACATACATTATACCGTATGTACGCTGTATCATTCAGTATCACCATGTACCATTTTGTATCCTCTTCTGTACAATTCATTGAAGTGTAGCAACGCTCGCTTGTGTATCCTGAAGGTCTGCCCGTGTGACATGTTCAATCCGTCTTCAACTGTGTTCCACCCCTTACAATATACATACCGTAACTGCAACACTCTTCTCTCATACACATCGAACAACGAATTGATTAACTGTTCAGCCCGTTCCCGTTCGTCTATAAGCCTATCCCACTCCGTCGAAGTCTTGCTTATTAATTCGTCGAGTCGGATAATCTTATCGCTTATATCGCTTGAACTCGTTCCGCTTATTCGGTCTTTCGAGTAGTCAATCGCTTGCAGTGTACATATGTCTTTACGTAACTGTTCAATGCGATCTTCTTTTATTCTCAACCGTACATTTAAGCTTCTCACATACTCAAGATATTCCCGTCCGTTCATTCTTCCTCCTGTTCTTCGTGTCTAGGGCTTCTTCCCGTCACTGCTGTAATATACGCGTCCTCGCCTTCTTGACTTCTGCACTCTCTGCATATGGCTTCATTGTTACACTTCTTAACCCGTTGTCCGAACTCATCGTATATCCAGTGCCACGCCGATTCACGGAATAAAGGTCTGCCGCAGAACGCACACCGCGAAGCGGATTCACGCGGTTTATTGTTCTTTTCCGCGGTCTTTCCTAAAATCACTATCCGCGGGGCTTGGTAATGCCGTCGCTTATTCCTTCGTGCCATTCTTCCGCTCCCTTCTCGCCTTCCGTCGCAATTTCTGCAACTCGTCGTAATCAATCCAACCCGTTTTACTGTACTTGTTAGACTTTGCGACCCATACGAGTTTATACAACGGGTACTTGTACGCGAATAATTTCCGCTTTAGCCGTGCGTCTTCCATTGCGTACCCTTTAACGTCTACGACAACATGCGTTTGTTCTTTCTCACTCCAATACTCAAAGTCAGCTATGTACTTAATTGCCTTGTGCTTCTTCCCGTGCCGTTCAACCGCGTCTTGCAGTACGTATACAGGGTGACACCGAAGGCGGTATATTTTTTTATCTTCCTCAAGCTTCTTAAGGTATTCGTAATACTCCGCTTCCGTTCTACTATCAAACGTTATTCCGTCTATTACTGTCTTCTTACTTCTTATCATCTTCGGCTACTCCATTCTGCATATATCATAATCAGCAACATGCCCACTACTAAGAACATTACCGACTTACATATATAGCTGATTAACTCAAGTCCGTTCATATTTGTATCCTTCCTCAGTGATGTTCCTGATTTCATCTATATCAATAACAACTTCGCACCGGCAAGAAGATGATTGCCGCTTTATTTCTTCTTTGATTAACTGAAGTACCGCTTCGGCTTTTTTATCATTACTAAATGAAATATCAAGGCTGCCTTCATCAAGTATTATCTGAACAATATTCCCCGTCGTATACATTTCGCATGTTCGCGTTAATTCTATATTCCCCTGGGCGATTATAATCATGCTTATTGTTCCCCCGCTTCCTCTTCCGCAATCATTCGTAAGTACTCTGCAGCCTTTGCAATGTCCGTTGTGGGCGTACCCTTGTGTGTATATCTATACAGATACTTGATAACGTTCCCTTCACAATATCGTTTATACCCTTCAGCCCCTAGCAACTGCCATATAACGTCTTTACATTCCGTTCCTCGCCAGTTGTAGTGATTGGGCTTGTGAACCTCGTCCGACTCTTCTATCTGTCCGTTAATCGGATTGCGTATGCTCGTCTCGGTTAATCCGAACTCTTTCATCATTTCTTCAATGAGTTCCATGATTTCGTCACGTTCCGTTTTATTGTCCATTTTCGTTTACTCCTTTTTCGTCGTATTTTGGCTTCTAACGAGTTTTAAGGTTTTGTACGATAAATTTATCGTCCGTTGTCTTAAAACTCGCCAGAGGTGTCAAATTTTTAATCTATTCGATATTAGAAGGGAATTTCTTCGTCAACTTCCGTGCCTAATCCGTTGAATCCTGAATCTTTCCCGTCCTTCTTCTTGAACGGGAATATCGCCGTTCCCGCTCCTGTCGCGACTACGTTCGATGAGTATCGGGTTTCTCCGTTCTTCTCGTACTTTGTTGTCTGAAAACGACCTACTACCCATACTCGTTGCCCTTTCGTCCACTCGCTCATGCCTTCTGCCAATGCGTCGAAAGCTACAAACGGTACGAAGTCCGCTACGTCTTTCCATTCGTTCCCGTCCTTTACTCGTCTGTTACATGCAACGCTCCCCCTTGCGACTGCCATGCCGCTCTTTGTGAAGTTGATTTCAATGTCTCTTGCCAAATTCCCTTCAAGTTGTACTGTGTTCATTTTCGGATCTCCTTTTCTTCTTCGCTAATCACTTAATTAAAACGGGTGCCGTCCGCTTCGTGTGTGTCGTATAACTCGCTCCTTGTCTTTCAGGATTCGGAACGCTTCATCAATATCTTCCTTGTCAATGAACCGCCGTGTTCCGTATCCGCAAGGCTGTACCGGGTATACGTCAATATCTGCCAGGATTCCCAGTAGTGTCAACTCGCCCATGCCCGTATACTCCATGGCTTCTTTCATTGTCATGTACCGCTTTTCTGTATTTTTCATGGTTATTCTCCTTTTCGCTTATTTTCCATTTCTTCTTTTAATTCACTGATAGAGTATCTAACAGTATTGGTCATTAAATAGCTGTCGTTACGATATTCGGGGTGTTTCTTTTCCCATGTAAGATAGGCTTTGGTGAGTATCTCATCAAGCTCACTTATGTGTTCGCTTTTGACGTTTTCAAGGTATCCGTCTTCCTTGTACCCGTTATCATCGGCTAGTTGCGCTAAATCCTCTAACACTGATTCTGCGTCTATTCGAGGGGCAAAGTATTCTGCCTTTCCTACGACCAGGTGTGTAAATTCGTATCCGTAATATTCACACATTTCCATAGCTTCGAGAATGGCTTCCTTTTCGGAGTTATAAGTGCCATAAGCTGTGGTGAGTAAGAGATTATATTCGTCTCCGTTCTGCTTCATTTCGTTGCTAAAACTAAATGCGTACTCTTTCATTGCCTTGTGTCTCCTCTATAAATTGAATTAACTCAACCGCTTCCTAAACCGTCCTGTTGATTACTGCATCGGCGATTTCATCTAGAGTACACTCACAAGTGTTCATAGACTGTATGTTAATTGCCGCATCGGCGATTTTATCAACATCGATAACCGCATCCGTGCGTAATTCTCCGTGTTCGTTAAGCTCGCCGTTCGCTCTGAATTTGACATCGTCTATAATCGCTCTCATTACTGCCCTGTCCTTCCACTGGCAATCGCCGTCATACACGATGAACTCTTCTAATCCGTACCGGCCGATAATTCCTACTTGCGACCGTCTGTACAGTACGTCTGCCGGTCGCTCCTTTCCAAATCTTATGATTCGCATTTTCTATCTCCTTTTCCTAGTTCAATCGCTTCACAAGATCCCCTGTTAACTGCTTTAACTTCTCGTTGCTCGGACTTATCCCAAGGACTGCATTATCTCGGTTGTCCTTCTGCCGTTGTGCTGCCAGTTGATACGCCCGTCTGAACTGTGCCCGCAGTGTATTCATCCCGTCGTTCGTAGTCATGCAGATATCTTGCCAACCGATATTATTGACGGCTGTTGTTATGGCTTCGTGGCTGAATTTCGGCTTACCATAATAGCCTACTGACTGTATAGCCTTTGCGACTTCGCCCCATGCTTCCGATTCGTCGGGTGCAGCCGTACCGCTTATCGTTTCCTTAATGCCGTACGCTGTTTCTCTTATCTCTGCGATTGAAGGCAAAAACTTGTTTGTCATTATCAGCTTCTTTACTGCCGCTTCAAGGATTGACGGCGGTATGTCCGATAACATCATGACGTATAGTCGTAATCGCTCTTCTTCTAACGCACCCTTATATGCCAGTTGCAAAGGTGCTATGGCTTTCGTTATGTCCGACTTGTTCATTCTGTCGCTCCTCTTCTTCATATTCGGCTATGAGCCTGTTTACTGCGTCTATCCCCTCTTGCCGTTCTCGCTCTGCTCGGCTTAAAGGCGATCGCCTATTGTTCCGTTCGGGTTGATTAAGATAACCCTCAAATTTTGTACCGAACAGCGTTTCCGGTCTTAAGTATTGAGCCATGTCCGTTCCTTGCCATTCTTTGGCTTTCTTGCTTATAACCGTCTTAAAATCATCAACCGTAAAGCCTTCTGCAATCCGTGCGGCTATTAGTCTACGGGTCTTGTCTGTTGAAGCCTTGTACTTACTCCCAGTAGTTGAGTTGAGAAAGGATATAATGTTTTCCGTATCTTTATCTTTGTCTTTATCTCTATCTTTATTTCTGTCTTTATCTCTATCTCTTTCTCTAACTCTATCTATATCTCTATCTCTGGTGGACATTTGTCGGACATTTGTCGGACATTTGTCTGTAATACCTCTTCTATTGGCTCTCTTACTGTCTCCGTCGCTGCTGCCGTTGCCGATAAAATTCTGAATATCGAGCATGTATATTGCCCCGTTGTCGAGAACTTCGATTAACCCCAAGTCTTTAAAAACAGTCAATGCCTGTTTAACTGTTCCAACCTGATGACCCGTAATCGTTGCGAGCATTTCAGCGTTATACGGGATTCGTTCGTTGAGCATTAAGCAGCCGTCATTTTTTAGCGACCGCAAGTACAACTTGAGTAAGATATTGCCGTATAGGTAGCCGTCTTTCATTGACTCCATTACCTTCATTTCATCAGAGTCAAAAAAGCTATCCTTTAGCCTTATGTAGTAGTATTTTTTATTGTCACTCAGTAGACTCGCCCCCTTTTACCCTGTCGATATACGACTGAAAAAATTCCCTGTATTCCTTCGCCTTCGCTCCGTGTGCCTTCGTGTTGTGACACGCTCTACACAAGCAAACAAGGTTATCAAGAGTGCTTTTACCGCCCTGGCTGCGGAATACGATATGGTGAACATCGCACCCGTAACGACCGCAGATCACGCAGCAATTTCCGTCTCTCTCAATCGCTTGCCGCTTTGTCTTGCGGAATAATTCGCGGTCTTGCTTAGTGTTCTTGTTCATGTTGTCAAAGCCCTTTCTACGCTCCAACCTCTCTTGAGTCTGTAGAGCAATGTATTAGCCTTAATCCCTACAATGTCAGCCCATTGTTGAAGGGTTGCCCGTTTACCATGGAAGGTAATCATGTGATTGTTCCGTTTGTTATTCGCTTGCGTCTTCCAACTGACCCACCGGCAATTACTCGGACAATAGTCCCCGTCCGTGTCGATACGGTCGATTGTGAGCGTTTCGCCGTATCCGTTCGCAATCGCCCATACGTAGAACCTTGTGAAGTCGTTCCATTCGTCGCATACCCGTATACCCCTTGCCCCGTAAAGCTTATAATCAGGGTTGTTACGACGGTTGCAACGTGATTTAATCCCGCTCCAAATGTTGTAAATCCTAGTCTTTCTATGTCCGTGAGTCGGAAACGTTCCGTACTGATTTGTTATCATCGGTATGCCCCCAGTCGTTAAGTAGTGCCGTCATGTATTCAGGCGGTTCAAGGCGTATCCCTAGTTGGCTACACTCATCAGTCAAGCAGTCAATTAGCCTTGTCATCTCGGCGGTATCATAGGTACTTGAACCATGATAAGCGGCAAGTACCCTGTACCCTTTTGCCTTCCTCGCTTCGCCCAGGTCTTCGGTCAACCACCCAATACCATGAGCCGCCCATATCGCCTTGAACCGTTCCACCGCTTCCACCTTTACAGGTATCGGCGTGAAGTGTCCGCAGTCCTTTATTGCCTTGCGGTACACGTCTTCACGGCTTGAATATTGACCGTCACGGCTTAAATGCTCCGCAATTCGCTGACAAAGTACCCAACAAAACGCGTTAGCATTTAGGCTTCTTTTTTTGCATACTTTTTTAATCTCTACCGTATATTCTTGCGATTCGTCTATCTGTGATAACTCGTTGTCTTTCGGAGAAGGAATAAATAACCCCACTCCGAAAGACTTAATTACCTGTATTCCTTTAGTCGTAAACTTCATGATTCAATCCACTTTTTGAAGCCTTTATAGACGGTTCCCAATTGTTCGACGGTTAACCCGTCCAGAGTTTCAACCTTCATTGTGTCCTTGAGCCAGTCGGCAAACGGCTGTTCCGCTTTGTGCTTCTTCACGAGTTCGACGATTGCCGCAATGCCTTTCTGTCGGCGGTCGTCGGTCGGCTGCGGGCGATCCGTTTTCGTTCCAAGGCGATAACGCTCTTTGCCCTTGTCATCGCAAATCGTGAGCCGCGTAAACTCTCGCTTCTCCCTGTCGTACTGAATATCAGTTACATGGAAGCGGTCGTATTTGCCGACCTTTCCGGCTATCCATATGAACGGCGAATCATAGAGTTCTCTACCAATCCCCCACGAGAAACCGGCACGCTTAAATGCGTCGGACGCTTCTCCCTTCTCGCCTTGAGTGTTCGACGGCACTCCGCAATCCTGTTTACTTACCCACTGCCCTTTGTCAGCGTCATAAATCGAAATGGTACAAAACAGATTGCCGTTCACAACTTCGTGATGACGTTGCCAATTCATCGAGCCTACAACCTCATCGAGTATTCTCATGTCAGCCCGTGCCGTCTTGTATAGCAGTAAAACCGCTCCTTTATCGTTCACAGATTGAATACGGCATTCTATATCTTCCTTCGTCAATAACGGTATTTCCTTCATCGTTATCACCGCCTTATTTAATTGTCATGTTTTGTCGTTCTATTAACTCCGCACCTGTTACGGTTTCACCCGCTTTTAACGCCTTGCTTATTCCTGTCTTATCAACCTTCGGCGGTTGAGGAACGAGAAACGTCGGCGGGATTGCCTTTTCGTCGGTCACGTTGACGGCTGTCGATTTACGCCAACTGATAGCGAAGTCCGTCCCCGTCACCTTCTCGCCGTTCAGCACATCGGCAAGGTATTTGCTCAATTGTTCGGCTTTCCGCTTCGCCGCGTCCTTACGTGCCTTAAACGCCTTTTCTTCCGCGTCCAGTGCGGTTACGTCTGATTTCAAGTTCTTAATCCATAACGCAATGTTGCGGATTTTCTCGGAGCGTTCAAGCTCCAAGGCTTCCAATGCGGCTACATCGATAACCTCGCCCGTTTCCGTGTTTATAGTTGTGCCGTCCTCAACCGTAATGCAGTTAAGTAATTCCTGATTGATGTTGTATAAAGTAGCCATTATTTCGTCTCCTCTTCTTCGTATTCTTCTTCAAGTTCTTCAATAATCTTTCCAAGTTCGCCGACAAGGTTAAATAAGTCTTCAAATGCGTACTCTGCGTTATTAAGGTGCTTACGGTATCGGAATGCTTCCGTTTCATTTTTGTAAGCACCGTTTATAAGACTTCTACCGCCTGAAGCGAAGCACAAAGCCTTTTCGGATATTGCATGTATAGCGTTATATAGCCGTTCTTCACGGTCTTTATATTCCTGTT